GGATTTGAAGGTAGGTCTTTGCTCATTCATATAATAATTAAAAAGCAGTTCCAGTGATTCTGAGACCTTATCCATCATCTGCCTTTGCTCCCTGACTTGTTCAAACTCCTGCACAAGCTGGATTGAAAACGGAGAAGGTTGGAATCCTTGCTTCTGTGCCGCATCAACCTCACTACGAGCCATTGCCAGTGTTTTTTCATCTCCATCCCATATATTATAATCCAGCTTACGTCTTCTCTGGGCAACAGGCTTTGGATTCTTGGCATAGAGGGCCGCAGTCCTTTGGTGAACATGCCTCTGGAGGATATTTGCAACGTATTTTTCATCATCCCAGCTTTTATCTGCATATCCCTTGTATGCAGCTTCCATATCAGACTTCATTTGTTCAAAAGCCTTCTTATGAAACGATTTTGCAGACTGCACCCTTGACTGTAATTCACTAACAAGGTTCTGTCTTCTCTGGGTAGGTTCCGGGGTGTTTTCCTCATCCTCAGAAACATCCAGATCATCCATTTCTAAATCTAATTCTGCCATTTAAAAACCACCTGTTTGTGTAAAACTCAATTGTTCATCTCTTAATTTAGAATCCCATTTAACCCACGCCAATGTTCCCACTTTGGGAGATGTCTTCCGTATTCTTTTACCACCTGGTGCATTGAGTTCACCTAACCCCAATCCAACCCATGAAAGTGCATCCACAAAATCATCGTGCCTTGCATTTGGAAACTTGAGTAGTTCATCAACTGCCCTTATTCCCCATGATGATACTTTTGGAAAATATACTTTCTGCATTGCCATCCGGCCTATAAGCGACTGTGCCCTTTGGACTTTATTTGCAACTGGTGTCACTTCTTCTATCCTGCAGTGGGTTTGAGTCTCAAACATCCGCTTTCTCAGAAACGGCCCAATGGCTTTTGTAATATGCCCTCTTTCGGCCCACCAAATTAAAGGCTTATGTCTCTGGATCAGTTCCAGCATTGCCGTTACCACTACATCTGAGGGTTGTTTTGCCCACCAGACATCAATAACATAAATATCATCCTTTTCATCAACTCCTACAATAATTATGCATGTTGCATCATGGCGTGTTTTATCGATTCCAACTGCATGGTCTGATGCAGCATATATCCGTAAATCTTTCGGTAAGTTCCTTTTTTCATAAAAGAGAATATTATCTCTCTGGAACAAATCACCATCCTCCGGTGAGGGCTGTTGCTGGTAAAGTGCCGAAAACCCCCTTGGATCAAGATTCCTCTGGTCATCCAGGAACTTCCTGTTAAACCTCTCAGGCCAGAGAACTTCTCCTTCTTTTCTTTTCAGGGGATCATCCTCCCCGGCTATTGCCGGGAGGTTGATTATCTTCCATTTTGCACACTCCTCCTCAGTGTAGTGAGGATTCAATGGATCAGTCAGCCTTCCAACCAGGTCATCCTCATGCCACCGTGTAGTCACAATCACAACAGAACTTCTTTCTGTCATCAGGCGAGTCATAAATACCTGTGTAAACCAATTCCATAAGGACTCCCTGAGTGTTGGAGACAATGCCTCCACGCTGTCTTTGATGGGATCATCAACAACTAAAACATCTCCACCACGACCAGTAATAGACCCACCCCGACCCACGAAAACTGCCATGCCTCCATTTTCTGTCTGCACCCTTGATTTTGAGGCTCCACCTTGCCTGAATGCGAAATCCGGGAAGACCTGCTGGAATTGAGTGGTTGACATAATTGCCCTGCAGTCAGCACCAAAATCTTGCGCAAAATCTTCGTTATATGTAGCAAAAATTACATTCTTATATGAGTCCTTACCCATCATCCAGGGGATAAATCTCCGTGAGATCATCTCCGACTTTCCATGCCTGGGAGGAAGCGTGACTATCAGCCTTCTTATTTTCCCCCTTGCCACCTCTTCCAATACTTTTGCAATTGCCCGGTGATGCTTTGCATCCTGAAATATTGATTTATCAATATTATTATGATCATTAGGTTTCGGCATTGTAAACTTAATGAACTTTAATAAATCGGTTTTGCATTCCAGGGCCAGTTTCTGTCTTTTTGCTGCAGCAATCTGGCGGTCTATTTCCTCCAGTTTACTTATTCCCCACTTTCTATCATCTACCTTTAAATCTTCAACAAGTTCCATCAATCTCTCCGTTTGTTACTATTTTTAGCCTTCTCTTGAGTTCCAGGTCATCCACCTTATGACCCTTGAAAAGTGATTCCTTTTTATATGGATGTTTTTCAACTATTTCACGAATGTTTTCCTGATCATCCAGTTTACTCAAAACATAACTTCTCCATTGGTCTTTCTGTAGGTTCTCATCTACAAGTTTAAATGGGGCTTGCATCGGGTATCGTTCAACTTCACAAACAATTTTTTTTGCAATACCAATCTTCATCAGATGTTAATACTCTTTGTTGTTTTTGGATTACAAACTCTGATTAATTGCTGGCCCATTTTATTATTCTCATTATCACTAAGAGTATTTAATTTTTTTTGTGAGTGAGTCATTCTCATTTCATCGACATAGCAGTCGCAAGTCCTCCCGATCACGTCTGGATGAAGGTATGGAGACTTCCGTTGGAAAGCTTGGAAACAAAACGCCCACATTGATCTCAGAACGGTTGTCTGATAATCGCCATGATACTTTGTCTTTATCTGCATAGTTGGCTGACAACTTAAAGTCAGGAACAAAATCACAGACAAGACCACTTTCCAGAGTAAGTTCAATTTCCAGTTCACTGTTATTTTCCATTACATTTTTTTGATCGGTACGGAACTTCTGATTCTACACACTGCCAATAAGGCCTAACGTGATTCTTGTTTTTTTCCAGAGTGCCTCTGTATGGTTTTTCTTTAACCCAAAATCCATACTTTACTTCTGGTGCTGAACATCCAGATATCAAAATCCATATTAAGATCGAAAGTAATCCCAGTTTCAATAGGACCACATTCGTCTTCCACCAGTTTGCTTAACATCCAAATGAACAAATCTGGACCCTCCTTTTTGGGATATCCCAACCCCTTCAAATTGAAGCCGGATTGCAGCGGCCACTAAATCTAATGCCCTCTGGCCCGACACCAGACAATCAATCGCCAACCCCTCCATATGGCTCGATTTTGGATGACCCTTGATAACACGATTATGTGCTTCGCAGCGATATCCGCTGGAAATTCGGATAGGGAACCCAACTTCGTCCCTTAACTGCTGCAACTTTTCCACCAGGTGATCCTGGCATTTATTTTCTCCGCCGCAGCAATTTGTGCCCTTACAGGCGAGCTCCTCTTCAGTGAAATTTTTGCACATTAACATAGTTATCCATCCGGCTAATATTTTAAAAAATGTGCGGCGGAGTAAAATAGGACTAAATTAGTACTATTTATTTTCGATACTTTTTTTATAAAGTACCAAAAATTCATCGTCGATTGTATTAGACGTAGATCGACATAAACGCGTAAGGAGAACCAATATTACCTGAGAAAGTAGCTTCTCTGAAAGCATAGACATACACATGGTTTTTACGACTCCACCTATCAATGGAACTAAAAATGGCATTATTTCCTTCCGTTAACTAAAGCGTTTCTAAATTGATCCAGGCTCGTAGTATTTGCATCCAAACTTTTCGACATACCCGTCAAGGCTTTATTTGAATTTTCTGCAAGTTGGAAAATGCGTTCATCATTCTCCCGGTCCTGTATTTGAAACTCTGCTCTTTCTTTAGCTGCTGAATCAAACATATATCTGATGAACCAGAAACTTGCACCAGCCACGATACTGGGAACACCAACCGCCTGTATTAGGCCCAACCAATCTTCAACGCTCATATTTATCCTTACAATTCTTGAGTTATGTTACTTGTAATTTCTGACTTATAATTCTAATTTTCAATGATGAGAACGAAAGTTTCGACCTCATAGGTTATGCAAATGCAAAATAGACAAAGGTTTCAGTATCACCAGTAATATGGGCATAAGTGGTAGCAGCGACAGTTGCAAATCCATCAACTTCAAAATTGATTGTATGTGTTACATCATCATCCTCTACCAAGTCTAAATTAGCATAAAGGTTATTACCATGATGAGTTGTACCCGTATTTCTAAAACTGTCCTGAATTATCCAATTCCTAGATGCAGATGTACTTTTTACCATTACAAATCTTGGCCTCATGCCGGTATTAGTAGCTAGTGCCCCACCATTCCCAGTATAACTCCCAAATCTACTCACTCCTGCAACTTCTGCCCATGCATAAACAATAACACCTATATTAGCTTCGTTAACATCCCAACCAGCATCATTAGGCAGAAAAAAATGATAATTAGATGCGGCAGTTGTACCTCCTGTAACATCACCAATTACTGAATCATCATTTAAAAGAAGATACTTGTTATTCAACGAAGAGTTGGAAGGTAAACCATTATGAAAGACAACCCATGAGGCAGCATCAAGTGGCTTAACTATTACAACTGATGGAACAACTCCCAATCCATGAGGAATACCACGATTTGCAATGCCAGTACTAGGATTAGTAATCTTAATAATAGAAAATTTTCCTGCTGTATTCACACTTCTCGTAACTCCATTTGCTGCAAAATGATCTGTATCGTACATATCTGCACTTGCATTAAAAGTAGCACT